ATGCTAATTGCAAAGACAGACTCAATCAGGAACTGGTATTCATCAGCTACCTCCTTATTAAATATTACCACATCATCACCAAGTATCCTGTAATCTTGGAAGAATTTCGGAGGGTAACCCCTTCTAGCTCTTACTCGAGAATAGGAAAACTGGACGATATCGTGGTGCCACAGTGCAAAAGATGGGAAGGACGATAGTAAACCTAAAGGTTGACCTACCGACCATCTCAACGATTGTCCTGTTGCCTTTACTAAGAAGGTCCGATCCGTCATTACTGAATGCCAAGCATCACCTAAAGCTTGACCTCCAAGTAACTCCAATCGATATTTCTGCATTTCTGCAGGAATACGGTCGGAAGCTGCTGAGAGATCAAAACAATAAGTAGGCTTTCCAAGCGATTCCGAGAGTAGGGTTTTAAATCCCTTATCTTGGTTCGCTGTAGAGTCCGTACTTATTGCCTTTAGGGTGTTATACAGGGAATCCTGTATAACCTTTAAAGATGTTTGACTCCAGTAATCACCAATGGCGAAGACTCGTGTCTTACCAGCAGGTTCGGCTGCAAAGCCTAATCTACCAGTAATCCACTTGTTCTCACCAGTAACTGTCCCAGCCATATTTTCCATCCATCTAGTGATCCACTCTTGCCCTAAGGCTTGATTGAGTCTCTTGATCGATGCATATAAGACTGGGTCAGATACAACAGCTTTCGCGTCAAGATGTGAACAACTTACCGCTGGACCGTTCGGTCCTTTGGATAATGTTGTGAACACTCTTGGCTCGTAACTGTTTTGTTTGTGTAAAGAACCTAGGTACCACGGGTACTTATTTGAGAATTCCTCTAACCATATTTTAAAGTCCTTTGTTGTTTCTTGGTATTCTGCCCCGTAAAAGGCAGGTGCCTCGATAGACTCAGGATAATAATCTATGGGAAGAGTAATCAACTCATAAGATCTCGCGATAGTTAGGGCGACTCTACGTGTATTACTACAACCTTTAATGAGTGACCGTAATGGCCACAAGGTTTTAGGTATACCCTTAGAATCGACTTTACACCACGGAATAGGTTGAGCAGGAAGCTCTAAGAACGTGTTGCGTAGAAATACGTAACACTCCTTATAGTGATCTAATGTGCGATGTGGGCCATGATTCCTAACGGAAGCATGGATTCCTATTTCATATTTGGTCCAAATCGAGTTTACCTTTTTCAGTGTTACTCCGTCTAAACCTAGAGAAGCTATCATAGCTAATCTATTTTTACTCGGCATTAAC